CGTTGAGGAGGCCGAGGGTGAAGAGGACCTGCACGTCGACCACCACGGGGGCGATCACGAGGTTGTCCTGGTTGAAGGGGATGCCGACGAACTCCAGGACCCCGACCTTGTCGTTGTCGACGTAGGCCACAGTGGCCCGGATGTCGGCAGCGATGATCGGAGCGAGCGCCTCGGCCCGGTCCCAGAGGTAGTCGATGATGTTGTCGGACGCGTCGGTCACGCTGCCACCTTGGTGTTGATGAGCCTCAGCAGCTCGGTGATGTCGGGGTTGGGGATGACGCCTCCGGGGTAGTGGATGGACGTGAGGACGTCGGTGCGGTCTCCCGCCTCGATGCCCGGGTACGGGGCGACCACCATCTCCCGGGTCGGGAGCGGCGAGTCGGCGGAGTAGCGGGGACGCATGTAGCCGACGATGTCGAAGAACGAGCCGAGCGAGCGCTTGAGCTGGCCCTGCACGTCGGGGCGCTGGAGGGTGTTGTCGTCCTTGCCGGTCTCGACGGTCTGCACGAGCACGATCACGGCGAACAGCGGGTTCACCGGGTGGTCGAGCAGGTCGCGCCAGCGGCGGACGGTGGTCTCCATGTCGTCGAGGAGCTGGCCCCACTGGCGCTGGTCCGTGAAGGGGCGCGCGTCGATGGCGCGCTTGGCCTTCTTCTGGATCTCGGTCAGGGTGTCGACCACGAACGAACGGAACGGGTGCTTCCCGGAGGCGAGCCAGTCCGTGACGGACAGGACCGGCGACCAGTCGAGGACCTTCACCACGACGGCGTCGTCGACACCGAGGGGCTGTCCGTCCTTGTTGACGGTGGGCGGGGTGTTGATCCCGTCCCAGTACGTGACGGTCTTGCGGCGCAGGAAGTCGGTGCTGCCTTCGCCGTCGATGATGAGGACCGGCCCGGGGCAGGACTCACCGAGCCAGCTCTTGCCGATCTTCGGCGTTCCGTGGATGACAGCGCCGAGGCGCAGGAAGTCGTTCACTTAGCGAGAACCTCTCGTAGTTGGGAAACACGACCGACGGCGCGGTTCAAGGCGGCGATCAGCTCGACAGCGTCGACCTCATCGAGCCAGATCGCGTCGTCGTCTTGGTAGATGCGGATGGGTGTGCCTTCGTCCTGGATCTGATCCAGCTCGATCTCGACACGAAACTCACTCACTGTCCGCCACCTCCTGGAAGTCGGTCTCCGGCTTGTGCCGGTAGTTGAATTGGATCACACGCTCGTGGTCGAGACCGGCGTCCATGGTCTTGCAGATCGCAAGGTAGTCGCACCGGGTCGGGCACATCATTGTCGGTGACGGATAGAACTTCGTGTCGTAGACCGCTCGGTTGCGATCTCCCTCCTGTTCCCAGTATTGCATGAGTTCGACCATCTCGTCAAGCTGGCCCATGATGTTCGCGGCGTGGTGTTGCAGCGACGCGGTGTTGATGACCATGGTCGACCGGCCGTAGAACGGCGGCGTCGCGCGCGCGGTGCGCTTGACCTTCTTGAGCTGGTTCGTCACGCCCATCGACACGTCGATGCCGTGCTGGAGCTTGAGGAGCAGAGCGTAGCTCTTGAGCTGCGCACCGTGGATGATGACGGACTCGATCTTCGTGGTGGTCTTGGTGTCGTGCACCTCGAACGCCTCGGACATCGTGTTCCACACCACCAGGTCGGGCTTGCCGGTGAGGATCACCTCGTCGCCATGGAACACCCCCATGCTGTGCTCCAGGTTCGGTTCGATCATCTTCGGCACGAGACCGTTGTCGGCCGCCTCGTTGGCGAGCCACTCGATGTAGCCGGTGAACATGATCTCGGCCATGTTCAGGTGGTCGTTCCACTCGGGGAAGTCGCCGAGCAGGGTGCGCTCGTGCGCGAGTACGGCGCGCCAGTCTTCGGCCTTGTAGTACGCTTCGGCGAGCTTGTGCACGAGCGTGCCCAGGTCGCGCGCGCCCTTGGTCTCGCCGGGCATGCGCGCCAGCTCCAGGCCCCGCACGTACTCCAGCTCCCACTTGCGGCGGCACTCGCGGAACTGAGTCAGCTGCGATTGACGGATGCGACGGATCACGAGCGCCCCTTGTTCTTGCTTCGGCTCTTCGGGTCCACGTAGCTGCCGCCACGGTCCCGCTTGCGTTCCTTGGGCGTGCGGAACATGAACGGGTGCGCGCGCTCGGGGTCGCGGTCCGTCCAGATCCCGGTCGCCCGGTAGTGGCGCTTCGCGCGCCGCCAAGCCTCGCGGCTCTCCGGGCACGGCTCCTCGCCACGGTGCGAGTGGCGGCGGTAGTCCTGCACCGTGCCATCGCACGGCTTCACCGAGCCCTGCGGCGGGCGCTGAGGAGACCTGCGGCTCTTGGGCATCAGTCCTCCTCGATCATCGCCCGCAGGCGAGCCTTGTCTCGGGTCACGGACTCGAAGACTTCGCCCTTCACCACGAGCGTTTGATGGACACCCACGTCGACCGTGCCCTTCGAGACAAGGTCGATGATGACCACGGACTCAGACTTCTGACCGATGCGATGAATACGATCCTCCGCCTGCCGACTCTGAACCAGAGACCAGGGGCGTTGGAGGAAGACCGCAGTACTAGCGGCTGTGAGCGTAATGCCTTCGCTTCCGGCCCCGAAGGTACAGAGAGCGACACGTGCCAGACCCTCTTGGAATTGCTGCACGTGAAGACCACGGACCTCTGGCGACTCGTCGCCGGTGATGCGGACACTGGACACCTTCTTCTTGTCGAGGCGCGCCTCGGCCAGGTTGATGAGCTTCTTCGAGGCGGCGAACACCACGAGCTGGCCGTCACCCTCGTCGAGGATCTCGACGAGTGCGTCGAGCTTGTTCGATGGGTCTTCGAGCGCCACGACCTTGCCATCTTCGACGACCGGCACAGCGGACGCGATCTGCGACAGGCGCATCGCCTTCGTGAGCGGGTCCGCAGCGGTGAGCAGGGCACCGTCGAACTCGGCGAGGGCTTCCTTCTTCATGGCCTTGTACGCCTTGGCCTGCGCCGTGGTCAGCTCGATGAGGCGGCGGTCGTACGTCTTGGGCGGCAGGTCGAGGCCGACCTCGTCCTTGGTGCGGCGCAGCAGGTACTGGTCGACGAATCGGAACAGTTCGTCCTTGTTCTCGGCGCGCCACCCGACGGGCTGGAACCCGTAGTCGGTCTCGAAGCCGAACACGTAGCGGTCCTGGAACGCGCCCCGGTTCGCGAACTCGATGGGCGCCACGAGCCGCAGCTGCGACCACAGGTCCAGGTACGCGTTCTGCACGGGCGTGCCGGTGAGCGGGTACACAGCGGTGGCGTGGTCGGCGAGGTGCCACAGGGCGCGCGTCTGCTTCGCCTTGGGGTCCTTCGCCTTGTGCGACTCGTCGGCGATGACGAACGCGATGTTGCGGTGGTTCAGGTCCTTGGGCTGTCGCTCCTCGGGCGTGAGCGACACGGACCCGTACCCGGCGACCCGGGTGTGGGTTCGGAGCGAACCCCACCCGACGATGAACAGCGAGTGCGGCGGCGCGCTCTCGATGAGCTTGCGTCGCTTGTCGGCGGTGCCGGTCACGACCACGGGGTTCCACGACGGCGCCCAGATGCGCGCCTCCTCGGCCCATTTGAACAGCATGGCGTTCGTCGACACCACGACAGCGTCGCGGGTGTCGCCGAACTCGCGGTCGGTGGTGACCTCCAGGGCGGTGAGCGCCTGCACGGTCTTGCCGAGGCCCATGTCGTCGGCGAGGATCGCGGACGTGCCGAACATCCAGTTCACGCCCCGCTTCTGGTACGTGTAGAGCGGGCCGTCGTCGCCGACGGGCATGTCCTTGATGGCGAGGCGCGCCTGCTCGGCGGCCAGCTCGGCCGCCGCCCACTGCGCGATGTCCTGACCGTACGTGAGGCGCGCGCCGAACACCCGGCGCAGCACGTTCGCGTGGTACCAGGTGGCCGGGCAGCGCCACACAACGGCGGCGTCGGTGACGCTGTCCTTGCGGGCGAACATGCCAGGCACCTGCTTGCAGAGTGCGGTGTCCCGCACTCCTGCGCCCACGATGAAGAGCTGCGCCTCGAAGTCGAGAGTGAGCTGGACGTCATCGGAGGACAAGAGACACCACCGATCCGGCGAGGAAGAACAGCGACCCGATGATGTAGAGGACGGTCGGCAGATTAGACATTGCGGGCGAACTCCAGGAGCTTAGCGGCGATGGGCTCGAACTCACGGGTAGCGACGAGCAGGTGGCGCGCGGCGTCGTTGGCGTGGCCGCCCTTCGACACCTTGTACCACCCGAGCGCCTTGAGCTTCTCGTTCGTGCCGAACCCCTTGGCGAGCGACGGGGTCTGGAGCTTGAACGGCACACCGGTCAGGTGCGCGTTCGTCTCCAGCCAACCGATCGCCCGGTACGGGTCGGGCTGCGCGGTCTTGCGGGCCGTGGCGTTCGAGATGATGAAGTCCTCGACCACGAGCAGCTCGGGCCGGAAGATCGACACGACGTTCCCGTAGGCGGCAGCGGCGCCGAAGCGCCCGCCCTCCTGCTCGAACGATGAGAAGATCGCCTCGCCGTGCGGGTCGGCGAGCACGGCGAAGCCGGTCACGAGGCCCGGGTCGATGGCGATGACTGCGTCAATCATGGTGGACACCTCTTGCATCAGCCTTCATCTTCGGGCTTGGTCTCGTTCACGATCTCGGTGGCGGCAGCGATGAGGAACGTCGGGGACGTGAAGCGCTCCACCGAGGACCGCACGTCGAGAAGGATGTTGCACACCTCGTCCTTCGAGAACAGCTTGCGCTCGGGATGTGAGACGTAGCGCAGCCTGTCGTCGAGCATGAGCAGCGTGTCCCGGACGACCCCTGCGGGCGTGTCGGGCAGCGGCGGGGTGAGCCCCAGGTTGAAAGTCACTCAGTCCTCCAGTGACCCGTATCGGGCCACGATCTCGTGTGCGTAGGCTAGAAGGTCAACCACTCGGGAGCCTTTCGGTTGCCGAAAGGTGCTCCATAACTCCAGGTTAGCATGTCGGTTGTCGTCTCGCACACCGTTGATGTGGTGAACGTGCTCGTCCTTGTGGAGTGGTCGGCCCAGTTTCTCCGCCATCCTCAGCCGATGCTGTAGCACGTACGGCCGCGTCATCCCCATGGCCCGGTACGGGCTGTCCTCCGCGATCCGCTCGTAGACGTAGCCGTTCTTGTAGTAGGTGCCGCCCTTCCAGCGGCCGTGATCCTCAGGCTTCATAGTTGTCGGGGAGATAGTGGTGTCCCCAGGTCTCGAACGGGCCGGACAGCTCTGTCGTGAGCGGCACCGACAGCGACCGATCCTCCATGATCGACGCCGCCTCGATAGCCCGGAGCGCGCCCTCTTCGCCGTCGGGGAACTCGAAGAGCAGTTCATCGTGCACGGGCAGGATGATGTTGTCGCCGAACCCGAGCTGGTCGAGGCGCACGATGGCGTCCTTGAGCACGTCCGCGCCGGACCCTTGGCAGAGTCCGTTGACGCACTTGTACAGCTCGAAGTCGTTCGGGACAGAGAACCGGCGCCCGCTCTTGGTGAGCACGTAGCGCAGCCCCTCGTCCTGCCCACGGTGCGCAGCGGCGATGGCCGGTGCGCAC